GTGAATCGTTGGATGTGTCTTGCTGGAGATATTGCTGGTCTTTATGCTCAGACAGATGCTAATTTTGATCCTTGGTGGGCAGCAGACGGATTGACTAGAGGAAAAATTAAGAATGTAATCAAACTTGCTTTCAATCCTAATAAAGCTAATCGTGATGCATTGTACGTAAATGCCATCAATCCGGTTATGAATATTGCTGGTGAGGGTGCAGGTATCTCTATGGGAAACAAAACAGCCACAGCTATTCCTAGTGCGCTTGATCGTGTAAATGTACGAAGACTGATGATCACTATTGAACGTGCTGTTGCTATTGCTGTTAAGGTTGGTCTGTTCGAATTCAATGATACTTTCACCAGAGCAAGATTAGTTGGTATCGTTGATCCTTATCTTCGTTCTGTGCAAGCAAGAAGAGGAGTAGTAGGATACAAGATTCAATGCGACTCGCTTAACAATACTCCTGAAGTTATTGCACAGAATGGTTTGGTTATGAATGTGTCCGTACAACCAAACAGAGTGGCAGAATTTATTAACGTATACTTCGATATCCTGGGAACAAGCACAACAATCACCGAGACTGTTTCCAATAATCAGTAACAAAAACCTCGGCACTTATTCATAAGTACCGACATTCCGTAACAAAAAGGGAAGCTATATCAGCTTCCCTTTTGCTTTTACAATGGTAACATTACATTACCGGATGCATAGTGACCTCCTATAAGTTTAATAACTTCCAGGCATGTGCAACGTTTGAAACTATCTTAATCTTTTTAAACGGTAGATCATACTATATCATGGTTCAAATTTGATGTCAATAAAAATATATAAATAGAAATAGAAGTTAAAATTCATCGGACTTTAAACTTAATCTTGCTAGTCCGACAAGAGGGAGGAAGCATCATGACCTATCAATCTAATCTAGTAGCGTCCGTAAAAGCCAATCACAAAATCGTAAAAGAAAGCAGATCACAAGGAAATGTAATTGTATACATTCCATTCGGAACAGAGTATTCTGTTCTGTTCAAAAATCTTCATGCAAGAAAAGCTTCAGTGAGAGTTTCGATAGACGGAACAGATGTTCTTTATGGAAAATCTTTATTGATCGAACCTAACAAAGAATTAGAATTGAAAAGATTCTTGAACGACCTGAACAAAGGAAACAAGTTTAAGTTCATCGAGAAGACAGAAGAGATTTCAGATCATCGTGGAGACAAAATTGATGATGGAATTATTAGAATTGAATATCAATTTGAAGCTCCGTATACTAATTACTTTGTAAATCCTGCATGGTGGACAACTACTTTTGGTGGGACTTATAATGGCGGTCTTCAAAGAAGCTCATTATATTCTAGCAATATAGGTGGTTCGGCAGTTGGTGCTGCTGCTTGTAATGCTGGTGATGTAATGATGAAAAGTAGTATCTCTTCATCTATGAATTGTAGTATTATGTCTGATTCATTTACTCCTACTTCTGCTCCAGAAGGAATTACTGTTCAAGGTTCTACCTCTAATCAACAATTTCAACAAGGATATATTGGAGCACTTGAATCTCAAATTCATGTTATCAATATTGTGTTGAAAGGAAGAGCAACTCTTGACGAAGAAATACAGAAAGTAATATACAGCAGAGATAAAATTCAATGTCCGACTTGTGGACACTGGAACAAATCTAGTTTCAAGTTCTGTCCTCAATGTACAACAGCAGTTCATATCATTTAAAGAACAGCGGAAAAGTAAATTATGAGTTTACTTTTCCGCTTTTTCTTATAGTATTACGTTTGATAGTTTTGTATTTGTCTTGTCGGGGAGTGGGAGTAGCATTTTCTTTTCGGTGATATGGACACCGACCACAAGAGATTAGCTTCTGTTTTTCAAGATAAGCTTTTCTTTCTTTGTTGCCTAAGTCAGCCATAGATTTCCTTCCACCGCCTTTGGTTAGCTTTATATATAATATCATCCACCTTATCTTTTGCTTCCTTCAGTCCCATTACACATATACTTTTACCATCCGAACCTGTTACCCTAGTAGTTTCTCTTACAGCTTTGATAGCAGCTATCTTGTTGTTATTGGTAGATATCAAAGTATTGAGTACTAGGTTTGTAAAGTCAAAATGTTTCTTCTCTGAAACAGGAGAAGTGTCTCCATATCCTGGAGTAGTAATGATTTCTTTTTCCAGAATCACAATCCAGAAGTTTGTTTTAGTTGAAGTTATAAGATTCAAACTTCCAGGCATAATAACATACCCATTTTTGTTATAGGTAGCGATTATGGTATTGAGAGTTTCCAAAGATTGTTCTCTGATGATTTCCTGTTTCTTCATTGTATTCTCCTTTTCCTTTCTTTAGTCCATAGTATCGAATTGATCAAACCTGTTATCCCAATATCCACCTACCCAAACATTAGTTGAATGAAACAACCAATTATTAGGACACGTTGCAAAGTAAGCAAGTTTCTTTTTGTTTCCGTCAAATGGATCACGAATAAATCTTGTAGATATATCTGTAAGTTCTGCTCCACATTTATGACAATGTTCTTCTCTAAGACGATCCATATAACCCTCCATCTGTTTAAACATGATATCATATATGAAACAAAATGTTAAGAAATATTTTAAAATATAAATAAAAGAAACCTATCTATATCTTATTTTTTTATAAAGGAGAAACACAATGGCAAATCCTAACATTACCCTGACTGCATTCATGAACAATCTTAATGATGTATGCCGTCCAAATCGTTTCTTTGTTCAAATTTTGGACAATGGAAACAATCCAATCTGGCCTTTACAGTTTTCATTCTATGTGAAAACATTCGTAATTCCTGATAAGAACATTGGTGAATTGACAATCAATTATCAAGGATTGCAGAACAAAATCTCTGGAGACGGAACCTTCTCTGACGTATCTATGACACTCCATGTCGATACTGATATGGCAATTAAACAGTTCATTACTGATTGGATGAATGGTATTCTTAATACAGATACTGTTGACGATAACAACGTTAGACAGGCTCCTGATGAATACAGAACTGACATCCAGGTACAGCAATTGGATAGAGTCGGTGATGTTGTAAAGACATTCTTACTTCATCAGGCATGGCCTAAAACTGCAAGTTCAATCGAAGTATCTCATGACTCAACAGATACACCAGAAGATTTCACAGTAGACTTCTGTATTAACTCCTGGGAACTTGTAGATTAATAGTTCTTGCATTAAGGAAGATGTTATGTTATAAAAGGGGAAGCTAATCGCTTCCCTTTTTCTTTTAGAAAATCTTGATGCCTGTAACAATTCCTGATGCAAGAAGTTCCAAAACTCCCCATCCAGCCAAACCAAATAATATTGTTTTTAATATTGCATTTTGCATCGTTTCTGAAGTCCAGACAATACCTAAAAACATATTCATGATAGACGCAAGAAGCAAACACCATTGTAAATGATTCATACATTCTCCTTTTTAATTTAGTTACTTTCAAAGACTATAGCATATCTTGAATTCAATGTCAATCGAAAACTTATAAATAAAAGAAACTTTATAGGATTACTATGCCCGACATTACTCTAGCTGGATTTCAAAATGCTCTCTCGGATGTTTGCCGACCTAATAGATTTTATGTTTCTATCAATGCTCCTGATGCATTAGAAGAGTTTGAAGAAGACGATTCCTTTTTAGTTAAAGGTGCATCTCTTCCTGGCAGATCGATAGGAGAACATGAGCAATGGTGGCAGGGAGAACGATATAAAATTCTTTGTGATAGTACATACGATGATGTAACTATTACGTTCTGGAATAACTATGATGATACTGGATCAAATCTTAGAGATAAATTTGAAGATTGGATGAATCTTATTGCTAATGATGAGAGTAATATAAGAGGAAACCATAGTGATATTAAAGGTGAAGTAAATATTTCTCAATTAGGAAGAGACGGAACTTTACTTAAGACCTATACTTTAAAACATGCTCAACCTAAAGCAGTTGGTGATATTGAACTATCAATGGATAACACAGATCAATTAGAAGAATTTACTGTTATCTTTAGCTATAGTTATTTTACTACAGATAGTTCAGATGGATCACAAGGAGATATGGCAGGAGAAGATGTTACAAGTCCTGAATTTCCAGATACAGAAACCCATGTAATGAATGGATCAAAAATCGCAGCATTGTTTCCAACTACCAAATAAGGAACTATTATGGCATTAATGTTTGACCTTTCAAAAAATTGTAACTTTAAGATTATACTTCCTACTAACCAAAAGTTCATAGAACTGTTCACTACAGAGACTTCTATTCCAGGTATCACAATAGGATCAATGGATTTGAATTATCAATCTATGACTAGAAGAATGCCAGGAAATAGTATTTCATTTGAAGAAATTACTCTTACTCTTTTGATTGATAAAGAACTACAAACATTTTTGGAGTTGATGTCAATTCTAAACTTGACTCATAATGCTTTAACAAATACATATGAAGTTAATCAAGAAGTATTTGATGCTTATATGTTGATCACAACTCCAAAGAACAATCCTTTATTTCAACTTCACTTCTATGATGCTTGGATAGAAACTTTTTCATCAATCAGTATGCAGACTACATCGGGAGATGACAATCCTTACAACATGACTCTTGGTGTGAAATATAATTACTATACTATTGAGACTGCATAATGGTATCATTTAAAACATACATAACAGAAATGTCTCTTCCTAGAGAACAAGATATTGTAAAAGAAT